GGAACGGCGGTAGCGGTTTCCTTTGATTTTACCTTAATTCTTAAAATTCTTTTTATGCGTTCCATATATCGTGCTGCCGATCATCTAGCCAATATGACTTTGAATGAGGCAATATCGCCCCTGTGTGAGCATAGATTGGAAAGCCTAATGAGCGAAGGCGGCGGCAAAACTGTAAATCTTCGCCAATCCATTCACCGTTGATAGGTCCATCCCAAAACCAACACCAATCTTTGCCCTGGTGTGGGTCTGCATCTGCTCTGATTGCCTCAAGAACGCTGCGGTGGATTAGCAAACATCCAGTGCCTGCTGCATCTACTTGAAACAATGAATCTTTATCGTATTTGTTTAGCGGCAAGAAGCCTTCAGGGGCATCTTGAAAAATTGTTGGTACAGGTTGTGGATATGGATAACCTGTTTCAAAGCTGGCGAACACTAGGCCTGCTACAACTGGGCGCTCTGTATCGTGAGCCGCCTCAATTAACTTATCAAATGCTTCAACAGATAGTTGCTCATCTGAATCCATCATTAAAAGCCAATCAGATTTGGTTTCCAAGAATTGCTTAACCAAACGATTGCGTTGCTTTGATAGTAAGCCTGAACCCTTGATGCGAATAAATGGGCCAAGTCGTGATGATCGTGATTGTGCCAACTGAATCAAACTAAATGCAAACCCGCCATTGACATTGCCAGGGTCGCAACTACCGATTGAAACTTTGTGTGCTGACTTCATAGATTCCCCCGAATCATTTAAGAAGTAAGAGGCGGGCTAATCGGGGGAAATTAACCCGCCTCTTACAATTTTTAACTTTCGATTAGAAAGTTGGTGCTACCAAACCAGTGCCTGAAATAATTGAGGCTGCTAGTGGGTAACGCTCTGCTGAGAAGGCACCGAAGCCGTACACAACAGACTTGATTGTGAGAGATGAAGCACCAGTTGCATCAAATGACAATGCGAATGGTGTACCTGGCTGCTCCCATAGGTGCATTTCAGGTGCTGCTACGCAGTAGATTTCATCCTGGTTTGTTGCTGCACCGTATGTTGTTCCAACATTTGCATCAGCAATGATTGGCAAGCCCATCATTGAGTAACCTGAGTTACCGTATCCTGCTGCGCCTGCGCCTGCTGCTGAACCGTTCATTGGTCCTTGTGCATTTGGAACTACAAGTGGGCGGCCTGTTGAATCTGTTGCTGCTAGCAAGAAAGCTAGACGGCGTGGGTGCATAATCCAGTGTGTTGGTGTCTCAAAGACATTTGACTGAATCTTTTGGATTGCATCAGCCAACTTTGGATATAGAAGTGCAACTGTTGGTGTTGTTGCAGTAAATGTTACTGCGTTTCCACCTGAGTTACGGATTCCCTTGAACTGTCCGTTGTTGCCTGTTCCGTTTAGAACCTGAGCATCAACTGTTGTGTGCCAAGAACGGATTAGGTCAGCAACAACAAATGTGTCAATGCCTGTTCCGCGCTCAATTGCTTGGCGTGATAAATCCTGCTGACCAGCGATTGTGCGTACTGGAATTGATAGCAGTGTGTCATCAGCATCAGTATTTGAAACTGCAGTGTTCTGAGTTTCCTGAACAGCCGTTGATGTACCAGTGGTCATTCTGCTAATTTCCAGACTCATACCAGCAGCAGGAAGTGTGTGCTTTGCAGTTGCAAAATCTGCAGTTGGGCGGCCTGCGCGAGCATAAGGTGCTGCTAGGTCAACCAAGTATTGTGGAACAACTAAGCCAGCGAAGTTAGATGTATCTACTGCGCGGCGCTCAATTGATTCTTCCTTTGTGTGGCGTGCTAGGCGCTCCTGCGCTGCATAATCTCCACGAACCTGAGCGTTGAAAACATCCTTTACGAATGAAACTTCAGCTTCAGGGTTGTATGTGCGTGCTTCGCGAGTAACAACTGCTCCGCCCACCTTTGGTGTGATTACTGCTGCAACTGATGAGCGCATTTCTGCAACCTTTGCATCTGCTGCTGCCTGTGTTGTGAACTTTTCGATCTTTGCATCTAGTGCGCGTGCTTCTTCTACAAGAGCATCAACCTTATCGGTTTCCTCTGCAGTTAGGTCGGTGCGAGATTCTGCGGCTACTGCCTCAAGAACTGCATCCATTTCTGCCTTAACTGCATCACGGCGCTCAAGAGCAACATCAAGATATGACTTTGACATTATTTCTCCAATGAGTGTTTGTAATTTGTTTGAGGTGGTGGCAATGCTCTCCACGGCGCTTTTAGGGTGTGGGATTTGCTCCGACTTCGCTCTGCTACTTTTGCAGCAGAAATTTATTTTGTGTTATTGATAATTGCTTGAGCCAAGCGCAGGGAAATTGAACGCGCTGGTGCTGGCATATCTGTTGGCTCTAACTCAACTTCAGGTTCTTCAACTTCAACAGTTGGGGTAAGTGTGTTTAGGCCAAGCAAAACTTCAAGCATTGTCTTGCCTTCTTCAAGGCAATCGTAAGATTCTGAAACCTTCTCAAGAATTGTATTGATTACAAGAGTTGATTCGCCATCTAGTGCGCGACCTTCTTTGATTGCATCAATTGCATTGCGCAGTGCTTCACGCGCTTCAACTGTTGTTGTTGGGTATGCAGGATAAGTAACCACTGAAACATCTCCATCTGCTAGTGAAACTTCAGTTAGCGTGCGTGTTGAACGATCTTCATTCCACTTTTGGCGGATAACACGAAACGCAAAACTCATTTGGTCAACATCTCCGCGCTCAACTAACTTGTAAAGGTCGCGGCCTTCGGTTGTGTCTGCAATTTCTGCATCCATAAACAAACCGCGCTCATCCTCAATTAAAGTTAATGTGCCGTTCTTTGTACGAGCTAGTGGCAAACCTTCGTGATTGATAAGTAAGCGAACATCAGGTGTTTCGCTCAATGTCTTACGAAAAGCGCCAGGGGCGATAGTTTCCTTGAATGGTAGTGGAACGCTAGCATCGTTGAACACCGCTGCGTAACCACGCAAACGCATTGTTCCATCCTCTGCCTGGCGTGCTTCAACATCTTGTACCGTAAATGTACGGCGTTCAATTTCTTTCACTTTGCTCCTTGAGTTAACTTCCCCGCCTGGTTCCATATCTTCAGAGATTGAAACTGCAACCATTTGATCTATTGCTTCTTGCTTTGTATCGTGACACGCAAGCGTTGTATAAGAACCATCTGTTTCTTGCTTTACTGTTGCCCATCCTGAACAATCGGCTTGTTTGTCTGAAATGAAATACGGCATTATTTGACCTCATAAACTGATTCAGGATTTTCAGGATCAATTGTTGATATTTGTTGCAATTGGCTAGATGGCAAACCAGTGTGTTTCATATCAGGTAGGCCAACTGCCTTTGTTACTGCTGCTGGGTCAAAGCCAACTTGAATCAATGCTGCAGCAATCTCGGTGCGTAGCTTGAGGCCAACATCCTTAGCATCTGAAGCATCAATGTTTTGTAGTGGAACGCGGTATTGGTCACCATCTGCAATTGGTGCCATATCTTCGTACGCGTGAACATCGTTGAGTGAAAGGAAACCTTCACGCAATCCCTTTGTGTAAGCATCGTAGCGCTCATTTGTTGTGCCACGAAGTAGCGCATCCAAGTTAAAGCGGATGAAACCATCTGATTCAGGTAGCAATGATGATAATGATTGCTCAATTCGCTCCAAAATTGGGCGCAATGAATACTGAACGAATGAAAGGTTTTGTGCTTCAACTGATGCAAATGACATTGCACCCGCTACTGGATGGCCAAGAAGTGCCAACGGAACGCGGTAAATACGGGCAATTTCTTCCACTGAGAAGCGCCGTGTGTCTAGCAATTGTGCATCTTGGGCGTTAATTGTTAGCGGCTTGAATGTTGCACCGCCTGAAAGAATACCAATTTTGCCTGCGCGGTATGGACCAGTGTGTGTAAGGTTCCAATCACGGCCAATGTCTGATGCCTGTTCTTCAGTTAACTCACCTGGCGTTTCAATGACACCGCCAGGGTTGGCAGCGTTACCGAAATATGAAGCTGCATAAACATCTGCTGCCATTGCTGAGCCAAGTGTTGTACGGCACGCAGCAATTGGGCTAAGTCCGTAAAACTCACCTGGCAAACGGAAATCAGGGATGTGCAAAAGTTCTTTATCACTTAGGCGCTGCTCAAAAACGCCTTGTGAGTCTTTGATCTTTACATAATAAACAAGTGGCTCACCTGGCGCTAGGCGCTCAATGCGAATGTGGCGAGGATTCAAAACATATAGTTCTTGAACATCGCCCATATCATCGCGCACTGTCAGGATGTAAGCGTTGCCATCAAGTTTGAATGAAGTAACAATCTGCTCATAAAACTCAAGGCGTGTTGTTTCAGGGTTTGGTCTTGCTACCCACGCTGGTTGATCGCCATAAACTGTTGAGTATGAAAGGCGGTTACGGCCACGGCGCACATAAGCACCAACTGGCAATGAAGAAACTGTATCTGCCAATAGGCGCACACAAGAATAAACCGTTGACATACGAATTGCAGATTCAGAATCAACTACTACACCAGCATTTGTTGCAAATGCAGGGCGGCCAGGGATGATTGGTTCAATGTATTGGTTATTCATTGAACGCTTATTGCCTGAACCTGCCAAACGCTTTGATAAACTCATTAGTTAGCCTTTTCTGTAATCCATACTAGAAACACACCTGAAACGATAAGAGCAAGTGGCACTGAAACCATTGCAAGGCCAGTTGCTGCAAGGGTTGCACCGACAATTTCAACGACTAATGAAAAATCAATCTTCTTCATCTTGCTCCCTATACCTGAATTGAAAAGAATCTAGCAACTGGTGCTGGCGGTGCAGCGGGTTGTGTTGCTCGGTCGTACCCAAAGATTGATGCAACCGCTGCATCCACCTTACGCCTGCTACTTGCTTTGGCAACCATAACACCACGGCTTGATTGTTTTGTTACGCAGTTGGCAATATGGCGAGCAAGTCTTTCATCTCCATCGTGGGTAAATGATTCATTCACCACGGCTTCGTAAAACTTTTGTGTTGCTGGCACCATATTCTGCGCACTGTTTGGATAAGAAACTACAGGCAAGCCTTCTTCATCCAAAACCATAAATGTTCGCTGCCATCGTGCAGGGTCAAAAACAATCTCTTTAACATTGAAGCGATCATCGCGGTATGTGTCCACAATTGTTTGCTCGACTTCAGCAACTGGGATGTGCCAGCCTTGTTCAGCATCATCAGGGCGTTCCCATAAGCCAACAACCATTAGGTGCGGCTTTTCTCCGCCAAGTAGCCAAGCCACAAGTGCGGTTGAGTCGTTTGAAAACGCACCATCAAAGGCAAGGATTACATCTTCGCCAGGTTCAGGAAATCTATCTTTATCAACGAGTGCTTCCCAAGCGCCAGTTGGCAACCAAGCAACTGAAGTATTTACAAAACAGTTAAGGCGCTTGGTGCGAAATTCAGCTTCAGGTGTACGAAGAACTGCAGATTGCATTTCTTCTTTGTCCACAA